CGCCGATAGTTGTCGAGCGCAGGCTTGAACACACTCATCGCCTGCTCGCGCGTCGTCGCGATCGTGTAGACCTCCGCACCCGGCTCCCCGTCCATCAGAAACAGGTAATCGCCCTGGCCGGCCTTCCACGTCGACTTGCCGTTCTTGCGAGCGACCTCTTCGTATCCCGTCCGAAATCGGCGCAACCCCGTATCGACGCGGCGCCATCCGTACATGACCGCAGTCCAAAACCGCTGCCAAGGATCGAGCACCAGCGCCTGACCAGCCAGCGCGCCCTTGATGTGCAGGAATTGCTTCTCGATCCAATCGATGATGTGCGCAGCGTGCGGCGCGCTGAATACGATGCCGCGCTCGAGGCCGGCAATCAGATCGTCGTAGTGACGCTTGACAGCGAGAAACACGAACTTTCCGACAACGATCTCGCCGCGCAACACCGGAAGACCGTACTCGACATCCCACCGATGCCGAACGGCAGGCGTTAGGCGGGCAAGCTCGTCGGCCTCGAGCGCGCGTGGTCGAGCAGTTGGTCGAACAGGTCGTCCTGCGGGTTCGGATCTTCCATCTTCGATTTCGCGATCAGCATCGACGGCGTCGTCAGGCAGGCTTCCGGTAGACACTTGAGCAGCCCCTCTTTCAGCGACTTCGCCGCGTAATAGAGTTGATGCGGCTGCGTATGACCGTTCGGCGTCTGCACCATGAACGATCCGTGATTGATCTTCTCGAAGTCGCGCAGCTGCAGCTCGACCTTCACCCATCGTACGAAGTCGGTGCACACGATCGACAACGCAACCCCGGCCGTCCGGTGCGGAACGCCCTCGGCGCGCAACGCAAAGCAGAGGTAGTCCCACACCTTGCGGTGCGCGGACTCGAAGTGCACCCCGGGCGGCGGCGGCGGCGATTCAATCGCCTTTCCAACGCCGCCGCCCGACGCGCGCGACTCGTCGGCACCGCCGACGTCGGCAAACGGTTGATTCGAACTCATATGAGGCTTCCCGTAAGCGAGCCGACGAAAAACTCATCTCGCGTTGCGCGATCGGCTCTGTGGGGCGGTTTTCTTAACCCCCCCCTCTTCAAAAAGTGGTCCGCGAAAAAATGCGGCTGAACGTTCGGTCCCGAGCAAGGGGCCGAAAAAATAAAACCACCCCCCCTCGATTTCGGAGCGGCGGCCCGCGCCGGATCAGCGACGACCGCGCCCGCGCGCGGCTTCCGCTGACGTCTTGGCGTCGTGACACGGTTTGCAAATCGATTGCAGATTGGCCAGCTCGTCGGTCCCGCCCTCGGCCTTCGACACGATGTGGTCGACTGCGACTGCGCGTGCGATCCGGCCTTTCTTCCGACACGGCACGCAGAGCCCGTTGTCGCGCGCGAGCGCTTCACGCCGCAGCTTTGTCCAGGCCGTTCCGTATCCGCGGGCGTGACGCGAACCGCGCTGGCGATCCGATTGCCAACCGACCGCCTCACTCGCATGCTCGGCACAGTAGCCCGGCGTCGCGACCAGTCGGCCACATCCGTAATGCCGACATTGCGTCGGCGCTTTCTTCGGCACGCTACAATTTCCTTTCTTCCAATAAACGGGGCTCACGATGGACCAAATCGAAATTGACTTCACTGTTGAGCACGTACATGCACGTGCAGGCTTACTCAAGCGAGCAGCAGCGAACCTGGACGCCGACAAGGCAGGTTTTCAAGAAGAGCTCGACGACCTGAACAAAAGCGCGCCCGGATTCAACAATCAGTACGACGCCAAGGTTCGGATCAAGCGCGACATCTCCGAAATCGAGCGAGCACAAGCGCTTACGGAGGGTCGACTCGTCGCAGCGATCGCATTAGCAGAACGGCTCGTTGGCGTGACCGACATCGCTGCATTTCCGGTACATGCGAAAGCCCTCGCGCGCGAGGGGTTCCCCGCTGACGCGCGACCGGCCGGCCATGCAAACGTACATTTGGGCTACGCCCACGAGCTCAGTGAGTTTGTCGAGCGGCTGGAAGCCCGCGCTAACCGGACGTAGGCTCAATGCAAAAAGCCCCGGGCTTTCGCCATCGGGGCTAAATCGCGCTACCAACGTGACAGCACGTAGACTGTCCATCACCATACAAACGAAGGCCACTTCATGCACAACAACGACCAGCAAGCCATCAACAATGACGTTGCCGAAACGCTCGATGACATGGCAATTGTGATGCATCACTCGGCGGGTGAAAAACTTGCGGTTAATGCTCTTCTTGCGATTTTCGCTAACCTACACCGCAACAACCCGGCGTTCGTAAAGATGGCGCGAGAATGCTCCAGCCCGGCAGCGATGCAGGAGGAAGACGCATCTGAGGAGACAATCGCCGGCTACTACGGCACCCTTAAGGCGATTCTTCCTCCTGACTGTTACGCAGGCGAGTAAGGTCACCATCAAAGCAAAAAGCCCCGACGCTTTCGCGATCGAGGCTTTGCGATTCTTCCGGACGCCAGAGAGCCCGGGGAGTGCCCGAACTCTACTCAGCTTTCGCCGGATCAAATTGTGGATCGAAGTGTAGAACAGCTATTTCGAATTCGCAACATCAATCTGCATTCGCGCAATTACGTCGGCGATCCGCACATGCTGACGTGCCGACTCGCTGAGCTGTTCTTCGATTGCCTTGCGCGCGTGCGACAGCGCGAAGTCGAACACCGAGTGCGGACGCACCTTGATCCCCAACCGCCGGCAAATCATGGCGGGCCGCGCGTTCCACATGTAGTGCATGCGAAGTAGCTGCTTGTCGAGCGGCATCAACCGACGCCACGCCTTTTCCACCAACTCAGCGTCCGCAACATCCACATCGCTCGCCACGGTCTTCCCCGCAGAATTCGGGAAGTAGATGCTTGCCACCGTTCCATCGGAATGCCCTTCGCCGAAGCTGTACGCACGCGCCCAATTTTGGAGTCGTTTTTCGATCGTCATAGTTTCCCCGTCATTCTTCGTAAAAGCCGATGTGCTTTCGGCAATAGCCCCGCCGCGACGCGCCGGCACCGATGAGAGTTGTTGCTGAATTCGTGCAGCGGCAACCGGCTTCGACGTGCGCACACTGGCGATCGTCAACACCGGAAGATGAGTGGCTCCCCACTGCGCCAGTCGCCGACGCTGCGGCCTCCGACTCGAGCGCAGCGTTGCGCCGGCGCCGCAATTCCTCCCAGTTCTTTCGCAGGCGTGCCGGCGACGTAATGACTCGCTTCCAGAATTTGTCGCGCATGGCATAGCCCACGAGCCGCGCCATCGCATCGACCGATCTGCCGTCGCCGCGAATCATCGCCGCGACATCGCTCGCCCACTCGTCAAGGTTCGGCGCAGAAAACCCGGGATCATCAGCACGCAGCCTGTCGAGCATCCACCGAGCGAACGAATAATCTCCGTCAGTCGGTTTTTCTCTCTGATCGTCGCTACCTGTGCTAACCACTGTGGTTTGATAGAGAGAGGGTTTATTTGTATTTCTGTTTACTGGGTAGTTAGTTGGAACGTGGTGCCAGGAACTTTCTACCGAACCGACAGTTTCAGGGCCCAAATCGCCTTCGCCGGCATCACGCGCCACTGCGACTGCCGGGTTACTGGCACCAGGTGCCAGTAACTCACCGGAATTACTGGCACGTAGTTCCGATCTGCCCGCTTTTTGAGCATCTTCGGCACCACGTTCCGGCCCGCCGACCGCCAACTCATCATCGGCCGCGGCGAGATCGAGATCGATCGCATCACGCTGCTGGAGCGCCACATCCTCCGGAATGGACAATCGATAGTGCGCATGCGCCCATTTCCGGTCCGGCCTCCGCGAACGCCAACTCGTCAACCATCCGAGCTCAGAGGCAATGCCGAGGTGTTTCGTGACGGCACGAACGGATAGTGTCGCCTTCTCGGCGATCGTTTCGAGTGACGGCCAACACGTACCGTCCATTCCGTTCGAATATTCCGCCACGACGAACAGCACGAGCTTTGTCGTCGACGGCAGCGCACTGCACATCATGGCGCGTCGCCAGGAATAAAAGGGAGATACAGTTCTCATGCGTGATCAATAATTCGATGTCGGTTCGGCGAAATTCTCGAACCGAGTCGTTGCGTTCTGGAATGCGAGCCGCACGGTGCCAATCGGCCCGTTTCGCTGCTTCGCAATGATGATTTCGGCCGTGCCTCGATCCGCGCTGTCGGGGTTATAGACCTCATCGCGGTAGATAAAGAGGATCACGTCGGCGTCCTGCTCGATCGCGCCCGACTCGCGCAGATCGGACATGACGGGCCGCTTGTTTGGGCGATTCTCGAGCCCTCGATTAAGCTGCGACAACGCGATAATCGGAACGTCGAGTTCTTTCGCAATTTGTTTCAGTGCGCGCGATATTTCGGCGACCTCGGTGGCCCGCATTTCAGATCCGCCGCCGTCACCCGACATCAGCTGCAGGTAGTCAACGACAATCAGCCCTAGCCGGCCGCATTCGCGATACAAGCGCCGCAACTCGGACTTGAATTTCGACGGGGTGATGGCGGAGCTATCGAGAATATGCACGGGCGCGTCGGCCATAAGCTCGACGCCACGCGTCAGGCGTGGCCAGTCGTCATCCTCGAGGCGACCGGTTCGCAGCCTGTTTTGGCTGATACGGGACGTCGACGCAAGCATGCGCATGGTCAACTGTTCGGTCGGCATTTCCAGCGACAAGACGCCGACGGGCAATCTCGACACGATTGCGACATGCTCGGCAATATTCATTGCAAGCGAGGTTTTTCCCATCGACGGCCGTCCACCGACGATAATCAGCTCACCGCCATGCATACCGTCGAGTCGCGCGTCCAAGTCAACGAATCCGGTCGGCGTTCCGGTGATCCCGCCGCGGTCCTCGCGGTGAAACAGCTCGTCGATGCGCTCGACCACACGCGTCAACGCTGGCTGCATTGGCTGAAAACTGTCTGCCGCGCGCTGGCCGCGATCCGACAGTCGCAGAAATGCCGCCTGCGCCGAATCGATAATCTCGGTCGCTTCGCGCCCGTTCGTGTTGTGACATTGATCGATCACAGCACGAGCGGCGCGCACTGCACCGCGCAGTTGCGAACGCGACCGAACGATGTCCGCGTACCGGCTCAGATTTGCCGAGCTCGGCGTCGAATTAACAAGGT